GCACATGATCTCGACCAATGCACGACCAAGCCCCAAGCTCAAGCCCGTCTCGGAGTCCGTGTCGTACTGCATCTGGCTAATGTATGGATAGCAGATTGTAGTCTTTGACTCGTACGCATCCGGCCTCCATATACGACGCGGCGTAAGATTGCCGTCGCTGTTGAGAGCATCAATGATTGTGTCCACAATGTACTGCATCGAATTGGTAGCCATTATCCGAACTCCTGTAAGAACTCATCTACGATGGTAGTTTCAAGCTCGCGTATCAATGCCTTGTATCCGTTAGCGTCTCTCATGTAAGCAGCAAAGCCCGGTTTTAGGAACGGCCTTGCTCGCGCACGAAATCCCTTTTTAGCGTTCCTATCCTTTGCGCCCAATTCGTTATAGAGCGCATACTTCAAACTGATTGTCTTGCCGTTGGATATTACTTGTGTTTCTGGATCGTATCCGTACTCAACTTCAAACTTGCCATTGCGAAACTCTACCTTGTTAAAGTTGCCTTTACCGCCCGGCTCAAGTGAGCGCGCTATATTGCCATAAAGCGTACGCAGCTTGCCGCTTGTGTTGTTGTTGGGATAATAACGGCGTCCACTCTTTGACGTCTTCTGCCCAGATTCGTTTGGGTTCAAATAGTCTTCTGTGTATATCTGCAACTCGTAAGGGATATTCTGCGTAACCTCCTTTACGGCTGCCAATATACCACGCTCAAGCCGTGCTAATCTTTGTGAGATGTCGCTCATATTGTTACGCGAGTGTATGGTGCTAGTCGTGGCTTAACGCGGTTACGCATTGCCTGCAAGGTCTTTGAGATAGATATACCGCCTTCGCTTTCCGTGATAGCAGTAACGCCGAAGCGATTTGCCTGCGGTGCAAATGGCGTCTCCATGTACAGCTCGGTTACCATCTCCGCAGCGCATATCTCTATCACGCTAGGGATGCTAGTATAGCCGATTGACATTACCGCTTCGTACTGCTTGTTGATGAAACCATCTTCAAGGTACAGGTACTTAACGCCGCGTATGTCCACAAGATTAGTAGTGCCGGTGACGGAAGCAAATGTATCTCCGTAGCTATCTCTATATTTAAGCGTAGTCAACGTCACCGGCACGGTATAACCTGTTAAAAGTAACGTATCGCGCGTGCCTTCATAGTAAGCTGTTACGCTTTCCTGTATGATGGGCTGGTTGCAGATATCTTTAATCTCATTGTCAACATAGCCGATCAGACGATCTATAAGACCGTCGCGGCTTGTGTCGATTGCTGCGATGTTTAGCCAGTCCTGCTTGATTACTGCGCGCGATACTAGGGGCATTGCTTATTCCTTGATTGCAGATGGTACGGGGGTCTCTGGCTTGATAGCCTTTACGTGCATCTTGCCTACTGTCATAATGGAGCCGTCTGGCAGCTTGACTACACATGCGCTCGGAGTATCGTTTACTACTTCTACGTCGATGTCTTTTGCACCGTGGTTGATAGTAACAATTGCCTTGTTTTTGATCTTGCTGAAATCAACCATTGTCTTTACCATCCTTTGCAAAGAATCCGAGTGCGAAAAGTGTTACTGCGATAATCGCGTCTTGTGGTAGCGCAACACCTGTCAGGGAGTTGACTAGTACAGCCAACGCACCAACAATGCCTGTGACCGTTGTCTTCCGGTTGCTCATTGCAACGCCTTTTATAATTGTAAAAATGTTTGGGATAAGTTTCATGTATCCCGTAAATCCTAATGTCTTTGTTTCACGTGGAACATGCGGCTGCAATTCGTCTGCTAGCGGCACACGCTCAATAGGTGGTACGTAGTCCTGCCGTTTGGGCCAGAACTTGTAACGCAATACAACCTTTGATATGATTGGGTCATCTGACAGCACGCTTGTACGCCTTACGTGGTTTTGGTTCTGTGTTGCCTGTCCGTTCTTCTAATCTTACGAGCCGCTCGATAATCTCAACGATGCGCTGTGTGATTAGCTCATCTGATTTCTTGAGAGCAATGATTTCGTTCGTCGTGTTGCTCATCACTTCGTGCATTGCTATCACGTTATCACGTGTTTCGCGGAAGTCATTTACCAGCGTCTTAACCCAGAAGCCGATGATGGCCAGCATGGTGCTCATGATGATTCCGAACATAGTCTCTACGGTCATGGCGCTACGTCCTCATTGTTAGGGATTGCACGATAGAATCGAGCTTCGCTTTCTTCCCACCAATCGCCGGGGCCTACCCAATCGTTGACAATGTAAAGCAAGTTATCGTTCACCTCTGGCAACTCCGCGCCGTCTTCTAACAAGATGACGTTGATAACAACGTTGTTTTCTACTATTGCTACTCTTTGCATTTTTATCGCCAATGAATAATTACGACAAGACCGTCTCCGCCTTTACCACCCGCGCCAGAATTAGCTCCATTTGTAGAAGCTCCACCGCCCCCACCACTTGAACCAATACCTCCGATGCCACCCGTTCCACCCGCAATAGTACCAGCGGTGTTTCCAGAAGCACCCCCGCCGCCGCCTCTGCTCATTAAATAAATCCCACGCTTTGCATATACAACGCTGCCGTTCAATCCATTGGAGCCTTCAGTTAGCCCGCCCAAATTACCGCTAATGTATACAGGATTGCCGAAACTGTGCCCTACTTGAGTGTCTGCATTGCCGCCATTAAAGCGCACATTAGCATTTGAAATCCCACCGCCCATACCGCCGCGAGTACCTGCCGAAGTATTTTGCGGTTGTGAAGGTGACGCGCCGGGGTCAACGTTTATAGGCGGCTGCCCAGCAGATGTTGAAGTTGTAAAAAAACCTTCTAAAATATTTGTGCTTGACTGCGTACTGGCTTGACTGGCTGACGTTCCGCCTGTTGCGAGTCCAGCGGTAAAAGCAAAACAAAAAGAAGCACTATCATTAGCGCTTCCACCACCACCCACTACCGTATTCCCGCCTTGTGATCCGTTGCTCCCGTTTGTGGAATTAGTAGTAACAGCCGCGCCGCCATTACCACCAGCACCTACCCAAATAGGCAAACTTGCTGGTAGTTCGCTGGCGATAAAATTTGCAACTGTATATCCTGCGGGCGACCCTGCGCCTCCACCGAATCTATTTTCACCAGCTGCACCGCGTCTGCCAGAGCCACCTCCAGTACCTGCGCCAATACAAATAATTCTCATTACCCCAGTTTGCGGATTTGTATAAGTGCCGCTAGAGTTGAACACTGTAATTACTGGGCTGCTCCCACCACCACCACCCGCAGGGACAGCCCACGTCTGGTCACCACGTAAAAAGGTAGTGTTGTTTGCCGTGCCACTAGCAAGCCGTGCCGTAGCAACAAGTCCGGTCGTAATGTCAGTTGCTGCGATATTGATGTTATCACCGCTTTGCAGTTCCTGAATCTGGCCAGACGATAGCACTAATGGTTTCTTAACTGCCATGGATTAGGCCAGCGTAATTGGTTGCTGTTCTTCAAAGTTGATCTCGGTTGCTGACAGAGCAATGCCGATCTCTTGTGAGATATAGGTTGCTGTTGTCGGAGCCGTTGCCGTTGCCGCGCCTGCTGTTGAACCACTCAAGTAGTAAGGAGCGCCGGGCGTCAAACCTGTAAGCCCTGTGATCGTACCATCGAGGTACACCGTTGCGTTGTTAGGCGATGTGGAATTTGTAATCACAAAGCCAACTGCACGGCGTCCGTTGCTTGCGTCTGCCTTGCGTGCCTTGATTGTGCCCCCATCGTTAAACAGGTTTACGAGGTTGCCAGCCGATAGGTTCTCGGTAGTCGCGGCAACCTTTACAGTTGCACCAATACCTGATGGCAATACTGAATTGTCCAGTTTGCCGCCTCCGTCGAGAGCAACAATCTTGCCCGCTTCCGTGGCGCCTGTTGACGATACGGTCGCTTCGACTTCAGCAAGCTGCCCCGCGTTATTCTTGATATACTTTTCTGCCATGATTTACACCGTTTGAATGATTGTGTCTATGTCGATGATTAGCGTTGTCGCTGTGATTGCTTTTGCTACGTGGACGATGATGCTACCACCCGTCGGAGCCGTTTGCGTTAGCGAGCCGTTAGCCCCTAGATAGATTGCGCCCTTTGTCCAGCTCCACGAAGCGTCCGTAATCTGCCCGCTCGTTTTGATCGTGATGTTCTGGCCTGTGCTAGCAGCCGTCGTGCTTATGCCAATTACGACCGCGTTGGCAAGCGAGTCTGGCGTAGCGTACTTTGCAAGGCCGTTAGAATCCGTTGTAATGCATCGTAAAGCAGACAAGCTAGTAGATGCTACCAGCGTGGTATCAATCGCAGCAGGGACGATACCGCCGCTAGCAATGTCAAGCGTCAGGTCGTAGCTCTGCACGTTAACAATTGGCTGTGATTGCTTCACATCAACTACTAACGTGTCCTGCTTGATATTGACTACGCTTATGCTCAAGAAGTAACCTCATCAACTACCGTAACATCGCCGCGCAAAAGCTCCGTAACAACGCCGCTAATCTTAACCTCTAAATCCCACTTGTATTCTGTCGTAGTCACAAGGGCCGCCGTCTCTGCGCTCGTAAGCACAATGCTAAACGTGCCTGCTACTGCGCTTACGATCGTGCATGTAAACGTAGCGGCAAGCGTGCCCGATACTGTACGCACTTGAGCCGCGAACGTATAGCCCGTGATATTCTGAACAGCGCCGTTGACTTTGTAGGTAAGTGTGCGAGCAAAAGCCCCACCCTTGCGAATCTGCAAGTCAACTCTTGCGCCTGCGTTGGATAGTGTTATCATGTGCTTTCAAGTGAGATCACCACGAGGGCCGTAGCCCCCGTAGTCATGTCACTTTACACGATTAGATTAGCTGCAAGACCGCGCTGCGTAGCGTTGTCTTCTGTTGTAAGCGGATTGTAGAGGTGAGCTGTGCAAGCACCGAATGTACCTGTTGATCCATCACCAGCCGTAGCAACAACATCGAGATAACGCTTGCGGCCTTTGAGGTCAATAAAGAATCCGAAGATCTTGTTATCATCATCTGCGCTCGGGAGTGCAGGAGCACCTGTTACGCCATATACAGCACCTGTAATATCAGCGGCTCCGCTCATGCCTGCATCGTCTGACTCTTGAATCTTAAGAGCAGTCATAGCAATGTCAGTTGCGCCGAGTGCAAAGTAGATAGCTACCTTGTTAAAGCCGAGCGTGTCGATTGTTGTTGTAGCAAACGACGCATTGTCCTTGATAGCGGCAGGCGGCGTTACGTTTACAACCTTTACGTTTTGCAAGTTATTCATTTGGTCACCTTATGAGTTCTTTGTTACAAGAGCTGCAAGTGCGCCGCGCTGACGGCTTGCCGCTGTTGCTGAAGCGTTACCGATATTCCACCAGTTTACGCCGTAGCGAGCTGTGGACTTGTTGTATTGCGTATCTGTCAAGAAGCCGACTTCTTGTGAGCTTGTGATAGACAGACCGCGGCGATCGCCAAACAAACCAGCTTGAGCAGCATCACCATAGAACAGTACGAACTGGCTGTTCTCTGCTGTAAGAAGCGGCGTGTAAAGCTCATCTGTAAAGACAACTTCAGCACCGTTGAAGAACTGACGTGTTACGCCGTCTACAAGCTGCGTTGCTGTGTTACCACCTACGGCTTGGATCAGAGGAACAATCGTGCCGTACCATACTTGCGAAGAAACGTAGAAGCGGTTATTCATTCCTGGGAATGTAGCAACCTTTGCCTGCGTCTTGATGATGTCAGATAGAGTTACAGATGCAAGTGTTGCGCCTGTTGCTACCTGTACGCCCGCTGCATATACCTTGTTCGCATCTGTTGTCCATGTACCGCCTGCATCTGTTACGAGCTTCTTGAAAGACTCTGTAAGACCTACAAGGTTGTTGTACGTTGAAGTACCATCGCCAAGGAAAGCTACCTTGTCTTCTTGCACAGCGTGAGCATAGCCGTGATCCTTTGCGATCTCTTCTGCGATTGCTGCGTATGAATCTTCACCGAGTTCGATCGTGTTCTGCGTAAGAGCACCGAACTTCTTGGCTGTAAGTTGTACGCCGCTAAACTGAACATCTGAAGCTGTGTAGCTCTGGCCTTCGCCGAGTGCGTATACAGTCGTGCCGCCTACGTTGCGGTTAACGGTACGTGTTTCGCTATTCATAGATACTACATCCATAATACCACGAGCTACGCCGCGCTCTTCGCGGTAATACAGGATAGCTTGATCCAGCTCATCAACAACAGTCAGACCACCAAGCGAGTTGCTCGTTGTTGCCATTGTCTTTTGCATTGGTACGCCGTTATCCTTACACCATTGTGCCGAGTTAGCATCGCCGAGGTAAGCAGCGATCTGGCGTCCTGCCTTGTATGCTGCTGCTCCTGCTTCTGTGCCAAACTGCTTGAATGCCTTGCCGCGATAGTGCTGGCCTGTGATCTTTGCGCCTTCTGCAACGAATCCAGAAGGTACTGGGGCCGCTGTCTTAAGTGCGTTAAGATCTGAAGCGTTCTTTGTCTTCATATCGTTAAGCGCCTTCTTTTGTTGGATGATTGTCATGATGCGAGCGAGCTTGGCTTGTGCCTTTGCTGCGCCTTCTACTGCTGCCGATACTTCTTCCATCTCGGCTGTTTCTTCAGATGCTTCTGCAAGAAGCGCCGCGATCTGCTCGCGAATTGTTGCTACTTCGGCTGCCATTGCTTCTGGTGTTTCAAATGTACCAGCGAGAACGGCATCCAAAGCGGCTAGGATTTCTTCCCACGTCATTAGATTATCTCCATTGTGTTTATTGTTTGCATAAGCGATAGGAGCTGCTTGCGCTTAATCTCCTTATCGTCTGCCTTTGGTATTGGGTCTGTTTCGGCATGTAGCTGATACAGATTTTTTGAGACATCTTTCAATTGATCGGCAAGTGAAAGGATCATGCCTCGGATTCGAGAGTTGAGCACACGGCCCGCTTTACTACGCATATCCGCGTATGCTTTGGCGTGTTCTTCTGACTGCTTGATGAGCGTAGCCGCAACATCCAGCTTTTCTTCTAACGTCATAGCTTTTACATTGGATGTCATGGTCATAGGGTTTGCCCCTACCGTAACCGGTGACCATTCGATAATGTTCAGTTTGTTAAGTTCTTTTGTACCATCTGCAAGCGGCGTTGTCTCTACCTCTTCATAGCCAAAGCTGTACTCATCGACGCTACCGAACTTTATATGCTCGTAAGCGTCTTTGCCGTCGGTCGTGTTGAGATTAAACAGGCCTTTCACGTACAGCGCACCGTTATCACGTAGACGCTCTGGCAAACGCGCATCACCCGCTGGTATCTCTTCTGCTAGAACAGTCTTACCAATTGGGCGCTGCATATCGTGCTGCCATACCATCTTGGGTAGCTTTGCTTCTATGCTTTCCTTGAATGCGCCGTAAATAACACGATCGCCGTATGAGTCCACATTGCCGAAGACGCTTACAAACGCTTCAACGCTGCCCTCTTCATCGGCTTTAAATTCTACTGGTATGTTCTTGTACTTCATTATACGTCGCTCGTTATTCTTGATTTGCGAACAGGTCGTAGTGTGCAACGGCAGTTAATCGCCTCGCTTGGCTCACCTAGTCCGGGGCCTTCGCCCGCACCGTCTACGTACTTGTCAAACGTCTCACCTTCTTCGATCCATTCGCCGTCTAATTCCACATGCGTATCGCGTACATCAGCATCGCGCTGGGATAGCCAAACTTGCACGACCTTACGCTTTGGATCAGTTTCCCGCTGGTTAACGCGCTTAACAGTCTGACGCTGTACTACGCTTGCCTGCGCTTTGCAGGTCGTCGTAGCAATCATCTTTGCGCGGGAAGTCGTAAGCTCTGTGAACTTCTTTTGCAATGCCGCCTGCACTACATCGACCGGCTGCCCTGCATTGGCTTCAAGAACCTTTGCCACATCGCGCTTCGTAGTGGTTACAGACTCCGTCATGTTCTGCGTCATCTTGCGAATCTGCTCATCGCGGATCTGGTCGGTAAAGCTCTGCACCTGTGTTAGATCACCACCGACGCTCTCAAGTGTAAGCTCGATAATGCGGGTGCGTAGAACGTCCTGCGTCTCACGGTTGGCTACCATGAACTGCTTAACCAGCTCTGCGATGTTGATTGCATCCTGCGGGGCTTTGACCATTTTGTTGACGTCAACAAAATGATGGGCTTTCACTTGCTTCATAACGGCACGCTCTACACGCTTCATCATGTCGGCAACGTCTTTTTGGGTAGATGCAAGCGCCTTGAGAACTACATCTTCCTGCGCTTGCCAGTATTTGACCGCTTCCGGTTCGTGCCACTTTACCTTTCGGCCCTCTACGCTTTCGATAGGGTCGGCGTTGGTTTCTACCGCTTGCTTTGCCTCTGGCTCTTCTGTGGACATTGCACCAAAGCCGCCGCCCTGTGGTACGATCTCGTATGCGAACTGGTCACCATCTTCGACTGGTTCAAAGCCCAGTTTGTTACGCGTCTCGTTAAGCGTAATGATGTTAGCGTTAAACTCTGCGATGACAGGATAGATGACAGCATCTACGTCTGGCTGCAATGCCTGTACTTGTGACAGGTCAAACTGCATCTCTACATTTGGGAACTCTTTTGCCAATCCCGATTCAAGCTGCTCCTCGATAGCATTCCAGAAGGGCACGCGAGTTAGCGTCGTAAACTCTTGGTATGCGCTTGCAAGGTTGTTATAGGTACTGCGAGCCAGTCCTGCGCTCGTAAGCACTACCGCCGGATGGATGCGGAATGCACCGCAGATTGAAGTCTCAAGCTCTTGTATCGTCTCGATAGCTTGCAGCTTCTGTGCATCCAAGCCCATCTGCGTATAATTCATACCAGAGCCAAGCACAAGCGGGTCTGTACGCTCACGTCCGCTTGCATCCTTACGCTTGCGTAGCTGCGCTTTGAGCGACTCTACCGTAGCAATAGGAATATCGCCCGGCGCTGATAGCACTCCAGACGGTACGGCATTGGAAGCTACAAGCGAATAGATCGTAGCTTGCAGCTCGTTGTATGTGTTGATCTTATCCCA